AATGGCAGGGCTCTAATGGCGAGCAAAAACAAACCGGGGCTCATTCGCTCCGCGCTACAGAGCTGGCTGGGTGTTCCTGTTGGGCTCACCAGTGAGGCTTTTTGGCAGGAGTGGTTCGGTACTTCCAATAGCGGCAAACACGTCACGGTCGATGGCGCGGTACGGCTGTCCACCGTCTGGGCGTGCGTTCGTCTGCTGTCGGAGTCCGTTTCGACGCTGCCCTTGAAGCTCTACCGCCGGATGCCGGACGGATCGCGTGAATCTGCCCGGGATCATCCACTTTTCCGGGTGCTGTGCCGTTCCCCGAATGCAGAGATGACCCCGCAGCGTTTCATGCTGCAGATCGTGGCCAGCATCTGCCTACGCGGCAACGCTTTCGTCGAGAAGAAATTCATCGGTACCCGGATTGTTGCCCTTGATCCGCTGTTGCCGCAATGCATGACGGTCAAGCGTCTGGACAATGGCCGGTTGAAGTACACCTACACCGAGAACGGCAACGACCGGGACATCCCGGAAAAGAACCTGATGCACATCCGCGGCTTTGGCCTGGACGGTGTGTGCGGGATGCTTCCGGTGACCACGGGCCGCGACGTCATAGGCACCGCGCTGTCATCGGAAGAGGCGGCCGCCAAGGTGTTTGCCAACGGCCTGCAAGCTTCGGGCTTCCTGACAGTCGAAGGCGGCGCCGCGCAAGGCTCCGGCACCCTGACACCCAAGCAGCGGGAGCAGTTGAAGAAAAGCCTGGCAGCGTTCAGCAGCTCGAAGAACGCCGGCAAGACAATGGTGCTGGAAGCTGGCCTCAAGTACCAAAGCGTCACGATGAACCCCGAAGCAGCGCAGATGCTGGAAACCCGGGCATTCAACGTAGAGGAAATCTGCCGCTGGTTCCGCGTGCCGCCGTTCATGGTCGGGCACATGGACAAGCAGTCGAGCTGGGCGGCCAGTGTCGAGGCGCAGAACCTGCACTTCCTCACCAACAGCCTGCGGCCGCTGCTGGTCAACATCGAGCAGGAAATCACCCGCTGCCTGATCGGCGAGGCGGATGCCGAAGAGTTCTTCGCCGAATTCGCAGTGGAAGGCTTGCTGCGTGCCGACAGCGCTGGTCGTGGCGCCTGGTACAACACCGCGCTGATGAATGGCTGGATGTCCCGCAACGAGGTCCGCCGTTTGGAAAACCTGCCGCCGATTCCTGGTGGCGACATCTACACCGTTCAGTCGGCGATGGTCGCGCTGGAGAGCCTGGAGCAGGGCGAGGATATCTCGGCCAAGTTCAACCGCTTCATGTCCAAGGCGCTCCACGCGCACAAGGACGGCAACCGCGAGGCGACCCGCGAATTGCTCCAGGACATCTGCTCCGCGCTTGATGGCGGGGATCCAGATGCCCCGACCATGGCTCACGCCCTTATCTCGATTTCACGCCTCAGCATCACCGAACCAGCGGAGTAACCATGACGATCAGAACCCTGCCAGCAGCGCCGGCGGAGCGACCGCGCGCGAGCGCTTCCTCGGATCTGCTGCCTATGGCGCTCGAGCGCTGGAACCCGGATATCCGCGCCGCGGCCGACGATGAGAACACCATTTCGATGTTCGACCCGATCGGCTACGACTACTGGACGGGCGACGGCGTTACCGCGAAGCGGGTCAGCGCGGTGCTGCGCAACCTGGCAGGCGCTGACGTAACGGTGAACATCAATTCGCCTGGTGGCGACATGTTCGAAGGCCTGGCGATCTACAACATCCTGCGCGAATACAAAGGCAAGGTGACCGTCAAGATCCTCGGCATCGCCGCCTCGGCCGCGTCAGTCATCGCCATGGCCGGCGACGAGATCCGCATGGGACTCGGCGCTTTCCTCATGATCCACAACTGCTGGGTCGGCGTGGCCGGCAACCGCATCGGCCTCCGAGAAATGGCGGACACGCTGGAGCCGTTCGATAAAGCGATGGCGAACATCTACGCAGCGCGCACCGGTGACGACGTCGCCGCGATGCAGACGCTGATGGACGCGGAAAGCTGGATCGGCGGCGGTGACGCTGTGGACCAGGGCTTCGCCGATTCGCTTCTCGACAGTGCCGAGCTGAAGGAAGGCACCAAGGCATCCACCCCGCAGCAAATCGCCGCGCGCCGCCTCGATGTGATCCTCGCGAAGCAGGGCATGCCCCGTTCCGAGCGCCGCGCAATGATTCAAGAGCTCAAAACCGGCACGCCCAGCGCTGCCGGCCCTGGTACGCCGAGCGCTACCGAACCCCCGGCCATTTCGGCCTCCGTAATCGCTGATTTTGAACAGGCTCTGGCCTCTTTCAAGTCGGCAGCCTCTACCGTACCCGGAGTTTGACCCATGTCCGATACAAACGAATTGCTCAAGAGCGTGTCCGCTGAACTGGCGAAAGCTACCAGTGAATTCAGCAGCAAAGCCGAAGCGGCACTCGCTGAAGCGAAGAAAGCAGGCGGTCTGTCCACCGAAACCAAGGCTGCCGTCGACGAGCTGGCACTGAAATTCAACTCCCTGGCCGAGGCCGAGAAGCAGCTGAAGGCCAAGCTCGGCGAAGTTGAGCAGGAATTCGCACGCCTGCCATCGGCAAGCGCGCCGCAGAACCGCGACAGCCTCGGTCAAACCGTCATCAAAAGCGAGGCGCTGAAGAACTTTGCAGCCAGCGTCGAGGGCGGCAAGCGCGTCAATATTCCTGTGAATGCTGCACTGCTGTCGACGGGCGTGGCCCAAGGCGTCGTCGAGCCGCAGCGCCTGCCCGGCATCGACGTCGCGCCGAAGCAGCGTCTGTTCATTCGCGACCTGATTGCGCCTGGCCGCACCGGTGCCCCGGCTATCTTCTGGGTTCAGCAAACCGGCTTCACCAACGCTGCGCGCGTAGTCGCCGAGGGCACCACCAAGCCCTACAGCGATATCCAGTTCGCCACCAAGATCACGCCGGTGAGCACCATCGCTCACATGTTCAAAGCCTCCAAGCAGATTCTGGACGACTTTGCACAACTTCAATCCACCATCGACGTGGAAATGCGCTACGGCCTGAAATATGCCGAGGAAGGCGAGATTCTGTTCGGTGACGGTACCGGCGTTCATCTGCCGGGCATCGTGCCGCAGGCAACCGTCTACAACCCGGCGTTTGAGCCGGAAGGCATGACCCAGATTGATCAGCTGCGCCTTGCCATGCTGCAAGCCCAGCTGGCCCGCCTGCCTGCTAGCGGCCATGTCCTGCACTTCACCGACTGGGCGAAGATCGAGCTGACCAAGGACACCCTGGGCCGCTACATCATCGGCAACCCGCTGAGCTTGGCCGGGCCCACCCTGTGGGGTCTGCCTGTCGTAGCGACCGAGCTGGCGGCCTTCATCGGCAAGTTCCTCACGGGCGCATTCCAGACCGGCGCGCAGATCTTCGATCGCGAAGACGCCAACGTGGTGATCTCGACCGAAAACGCCGACGACTTCGAGAAAAACATGGTCTCGATCCGTTGCGAAGAGCGTCTGGCCCTGGCGGTCAAGCGTCCCGAGGCTTTCATCTACGGCACCTTCGCCCCAGCCGCTTAACTTCAGCCGGGCCGCTCCAGCGGCGGCCCATCGGAGCCAATCATGAAGCTGAAAACCTTGAAACCGCTGTACCTCGGCGGCGTAACGCTGACCGAAGGCAGCCCGTTCGAAACGCTTGAACAGCATGGCCGCGAGCTAATCCGCAAGGGCTACGCCGAGGCCGATTCGTCCGACGATGAGCCTGTTGTCACCTTGGAAGACGAGGGCGCCGCGCCTGGTCTGGCGCTGACCAGCGATTCTTTGGTGACACCGCCAAAGCCCGAGAAGCCGAAAAAGCCTGCGAAGGGCGAGTGACATGTCGGTTATCGATATCGGCGTTGCCATGCGGCATTGTCGCGCCGAGGAAGGAGATCGCGAGGACGTGCTTTTGAAGCTGGAGGCAGCGGAGGAATCTGCAGCGCTCTACCTGAATCGCTCGTTCTACGCGGATGCAGACGCCATGGCCGCCGCCGTGCTGGATGGTACGGCCGGAGAGGATCCGATCGTGGTTACCAAAGCCATCACGGCGGCGTGCCTGCTCATTCTGGGCAACCTGTACGCCAACCGGGAGGATGTTGTAGTTGGCGTCAGCGTCTCAGACCTGCCGCAGGGCTCCCGCTCGCTGCTCAGCCCCTACCGCGTTGATCTGGGGGTCTGATGAGAGCAGGAAACCTTCGGCATGAATGCTCTGTGCAGACGAAGCAGCGCCTGCCTGACGGCATGGGCGGCGGGGTCGACGGCTGGGTTGAAACCCGTAAGGTCTGGGCAGAAATCACCGCACCCACTGGCCGGACGTCTCCCGTTTCTCAGCAGCTCACAGCACTGGTGACCGCAGAGATAAAGGTCAGGCCCGCGGCGGACCTGGTGGCCGGGGTTCGCCTGGTCAACTCAGGCGTTACCTACCTCATCGAGGCAGCGCTGCCTGACAACGATCGCTCCATGCTCCGTCTGTTGTGTTCAAACGTTCCACACCCCTGAGGTCCTTATGAAAGTGAAAGCACTGGCAAGTCTGTCCACTGCTCAAGGCTGGAAAGCTGCGGGTGAAGAATTCACCGTGAATGCGGCTGATGCCGAAGAGCTGATCGCGCGCGGCTTGGTTGAGCGCTCGGCCGCTGAGCCTGTTGCCGATCCTGAGCCGGCTGGCAAAGCACCCAAACCCACCAAACCGAAAGCCTGATCATGGGCCGGCGCTCAAGCGTTCAGGGTGATATCAAGCTTCGCGGCCTGTTACGCCGGATCGGCAACGAGATCGAGAGCGACCTGCGGCCGGCCATGGTTCAGGCAGCAGACCTGGTGCTGCAAACTCAGACGTTCCTGATCCCTCGGGATACCGGTGATGCGGCGGAAACGCTCACGTCTTTCGTCTCGAAAAGCGGGCTGGATGCGGAAATCGGCATCAGGGGCAAAAGAAACAACACACGGTACTTCTACACGAAGTTCCTCGAGTACGGCACCAAGGGCTACGCTCGGGGCGAAACGCAGATCCCGGCCCGGCCAGCCCATCCGTGGCTGCGTCCATCCTACGATCTCAACCGTGAGCAGATCATTTTGCTGATCAGCAGAGCCATTGATTCCACGTTGCGCAAGGCTGCGGAGGCCAAATGAGTGACCCAGGCCTCGCGCTGCAGAAGGCGCTCTTCGAGAAGTTGTCGGCCAGCCTGACGGCGCCGGTCTTCGATGCCGTGCCCGCCGGTACGCCGTATCCGTATGTGACCTTGGATTACGAGGTCACCGACAACACGACACCGGTCAGCGGCAGGAAACGCGAAAACCGGCTGTTTTACCTGTCGGTCTGGTCAAGCTATCAGGGTCAGGCCGAAGTGAAACGTATCAACGGCGAGATTGCCGATGCGCTGGACGAAGTTGCGTTGCCGCTGGGCACGGGCACGGCTGTCTCGGTCCGCGTGCTGCGCACGGAAACGAACCGCGAACCGGACGGCAAGACCTACATGGGATCGGTGACGCTTCGGATCATCACCCAGCACTGACACCGCCGAGCAACACCAACACCCGCCATCGAGCGGGTTTTTTATTGCCAAAAAACCACCCGCGCCCTGGAGGGCAACCATGACTATCAAAACTTCCGCAGGCGTCCGATACCTGATCGGTCCAGCCGTAAATGTCACC